GACTTGAACCAAAAGTACCATCTGAGGGGATTCTTAAAAAGAATTCATGGCAAGATACACTATCGCTTACGTCTACTGCTATTTGGTAACCTTGAGAAACAGTACTGTCATCTCCATTTGCAATACCAGAATATGATGCTGAACCCTCTGGACTTCTAAATGTTATAGAACCTGTAGGAGGAGCTACTACAGCGGACGCTCTAGATGCACTAGGAGAAGTATAATTTTCTTGGGCAGCAAATACAATTGGGGTTCCGGCGGCTATAAGAGGAGCAAATAGAGTAGCTAACGATGCTGAAATTTGGGTATATGCTTTAGATACACCATGTTTATCAGCTAAAGATTTAGATTGAAAAGAACCAACACCAATTCGGTTTTGTAAATACTTTTCTGGAGATACTGTAAAATACACAATTCCATCTACGGTGTTTCGGATAATATCTTCAGAACCTGTGTTTATTCCTCCTTTTGTATCCGAATTAATTCCCGGAAAAAATTTAGCTTGGTCTCCTTGTTTATATCTAAAAGGAATTTTTCCAAAATCTACAAATTCATGTCTTTTTCCATCTATATCAGCACCTATTCTGCCTCCTTCTCTTGTAGTACCACTACCTGTTAAAAGGGCTTTAAAAGCATTAAAGTTAGCAGCTCTTGTATCAAAAACTTTTCCAGAATTTTTATCAGTAAAGTTAGCCATTATCTTCGTTTAAATTATTTTTAATTATATCTTGCAATTTTACCGCTATATTATATACTATTTGCACATCTTTCCCCGAAAAGTCAGATTTAGCAATTAACGACAATAAATATCGAGCCTCTTCTAACTCAAAAATTACTTCATTTTTTTCGTTATTTAAAGATTCCTCTGTTTTAGAGGGTTTTTCTTTTGTCTTTAGTGGTAAATTTTTTTTACCTGTTAAAATACTTTTTTTTATTTGTGAAAGTGTTCCAGCCATGTAACTATTTTTTAATTGTTTTATATACCTATATAAAATTCTGTTCCTTTAAATAAAAGACCACCTTCTATTGCAGTAGGGAAATTATCAAACACACTTAGTGACAACAATCCTTGGTTATCTACTTTTAGTTTTACATCATCATTTTTTTCTACTAAAAATATATCTGTAGCTTTATTACCTATATCTACTTTTAACTGACCTGATTCTATTCTTACATCTCTTCCTCCTTGATTCTGGAGATATGAATCAAAAATAATCCAATCATCATCTGTACCGGTACTAGTAGTAGAGGATGAACCCCCACCCCCAGTACTTTTAACAGCTCTAGTAGCTCCTAATTGTCTAGCTCTTGTAGATGTATCTTCTATTACAGTTGTAGCTGAGTCTAAAACTATTTGTGATTTGCTAAAGTATCTTGTATTCTGTTCTTTTAATTTTTTCTGAATGTTTTCGGGGATTATATATCCCTGTAGTTTTAAGCTAAAACTAGCTCTTACTATTCTAGAATCATCAGTAGTCAATTCATTTATATTTGAAAACTGATCAATCATAGCCATAAACTTAAATTGCTCACTATCTCCCCAATAAGAATCAGATGAGTAATTTATGGCTTCTATAATTTTATTTAATTGGGAAATATAATCTGTCCAAATAATACCTTGATATGTTAAATTAACATAATCTGGTACTACAGTAGCAGTAAATTCTTTTTGGGGAATTCTATTATTTAATAAAGAAAAATTATCGTATTGGTTTCTTTTAGTAAATTTTTCTTGATAAGTTACATATAGTTGAGGATTATTAGCATCGAGTTTATTTCCTAAATCTCTTCTTTTTTCAATACTTTCTCTTTTTATCATAACTAAAGGAGCCTGTACTTTACCTCCTTTATCCCTATAAAATCCATCTTTTTGAGCTAATTTCCACCTTTCACCTGAACCATAAATTACTGGTACATCTACTAAATCTCCATTTGATAAAACTTTTGGTTTTATTACATTTTCAAAATAGTAAAAAATAGCTTCATCAATTGCTTCTAATCCTAAATAAAAACCTGCTGTAGATTTATCATCATTTTTAGATATTTCTTGTGCTCTATTAACGTGAGGTCTAATATCAGGGCCCATTCCATCAGCAGGCATATCTGGTAATCCTCCTGGGTCTGTGTTTATAGAATTATTTTCTATATGAGCTTGGGATAGTTCATATTGCCTAGCAACCACTGGTTTTTTTCTAATTCTATTGTTTTTCATTAGCTATATAGTTGGTTTCTAGGGTTAGCGTTTGTAGCTTCTACCTTTGTAGTCGTTGGATAAATACCAGATCTAAATGGAATAGTTTTAAGTTGTTCTACTCTTGATTTAGAAGCTCTACATATAATTGATAAAGAAACACCAAAGTCATCAGTATCTTCATTCATAGAAAAATCAGGATTTTTACCTACAAAAAACTGGTTTTCAACTAAACTATAAAATTCAAAATAATCATTATTAAATAATACAATATCACCTATTTCTGGTACTAAATTTTTTTCTACCATATCTGCTTTTAAAAAAGCAAAAGTCATTTGTTGCGTTAAATCAGGTCCAAATTCTTTTTCATTCCAAACTTGATCTTCTTTAGTAATTAAACAAGATACTAATTGGGGTTCATAGTACATTTTATTTTGTGCTTCACCATATACATTGGTTCTTGAATCTTCTATAACAAATTTATAATAGCCAATTTCAGTCTGAATAATATCATTAATCAGTTCTCTATTCATTGTTCTAAACAATGATATATCTCTAGCTCCTCCAAATAATGGCATTATACTTTAGTTAAAGTTTCAGGTTTAAAAATTAAATGACGTAAACCAGAAATTCTTTGTTCAGGATCACCACTATCACTTTTTAACATAGTTTTTTTTAAAAATTCCAAATCCTGTTTTGGGTCTTTACTAGCGGCAAACTTTAAGGTTGCTGTATGTACTTCTTTTCCATCACCTCTTTGGCGGTTTTTTGCCTCTAATTCGTCAGAAGTATTAGCATTTATAATTGTAACTTTTCTAGTAGCTCTCATACCATCTAATATATCAGTAAAGTTGGCTTCTTTATCTGATACTATTACTACACTTACTGAGTAAATGTTTATTACCTCATTTAATATGTCTTTTAACATAGTCATTAGTAGATATAAATAGGATAAGGTACTTTATAAAGTACATCTTGAGTATTTTGTGCTATAGATGATTCTCTTTCCATATATTTAACTCTTGACGATTCTTCTAACATCATTTTCAATTCTTCAATTAATGCAGTTTTTTCTGCAGCCGCCTCACTTCTTAATTCCCCTGCATTAGTAGTTACTTCAGAACCGGGAATTGGCACTGTGCTATATTTACCTCTTATACTAGCTAACATTTCTTTAGCCAATGCTAAAGTATAGCGGAATATCCATTGCCTGCCCGGTTGATTTATAAAACCATAAGTTATATTAGAATAAGGTACATTAGAAACATTACTAATTACTCCAGCACCTGGGTTTCTAACAGGATTATTTCTATCCTGTTTTACAATATAATCAAAATATAAAGTTGTATCACGTCTGGGTATAGGAAAAAGTTTTAATTTATTATTATTAATTAATTCAAAGCTATAGGCGGATTTTCTTATTTGGTCATTAAATTCAATTGCTTGAACTTTTAAAGCATCATAATAAGTAGGCATTAACATAAAATTAACACCAGGGGAAAAATTACCAAACCCAAAGGTTTCCATAAGAGATTGTATACCTGTACCTGTACCAGCATAAGGATCAAAATATCTTACTATTGCTGCTGGGGCATAATGGTAGATTCTTTTTACTTCTATATTATTACCAGATTCACTTACATTAGTAAAAATTTCATCTAATTCATATACTTGTTTAGATGCAGTTACAGCAATGCTTCCAGATTTATAATCAATGTTTCCACCGGTACCTGCCTCAGAACCATATGATTCACCTAAAGTAATAATATTACCTAAATTAGGTTGTATATATTCATTATTTAGGTTACTACCCGTAGTACTACCCTCTAAAGTAGCCATATTTTCAATTATCTCATACTGGTAAACGTACTGAGCATAAGTTGTAACGGCTTCTTCAAATGCCGTAAAAAAGTTTACTGCTTGTAATTCAATATCTACTATAGGATACCCTAATCTTTGAGCACACCAAGTTGCTACCTGATCTGCTGAAGAGGTAAAATCAGTATCTGCATCATAGAAACCGAAAGGTGTTGGATTAGATGTAGAAGCGAATGAAGCCGAGCCTGGCCAGATTGAAATAGTTGACATAAATATAGTAGTTTACGTTAATACATATCAATGGTAACCATTTAACAGCTCTAAAAGATCATCTATAGCAGCATGTCTATGGGAATCAGTTAATACTGTTTTAAAAACATATTCAGAGTTAGCTAGTTTAGCCATATCATGGTAAGCTGAGTGTTGTTTGTCTCTTAAATCGATTTGATAAGAATCACCACAGAATATCATTTTACTATCTTTACCTAATCTACCAATACACATAGCTAATTGAGATTTAGTTAAGTTTTGATATTCATCTACTATTACTACTGCATTGTCAAATGTTCTGCCTCTAAAATGTGCTAGTGATACTAATTCTACTTTTTCTTCCTTTTCCATTTTAGCTAATATGTCAGGTTTATTATAAACTTTTCTCATATTAGAACGAATTGGTACTAACCATGGTTCCATCTTTTCACGTTCAGAACCAGGTAAATATCCATTATCTTCAGTTGATACAGTAGGTCTAGTAATAATAATTTTATTAAACTGACGTTTAAAATATTGGTCTAAAGCTACTTGTACTGCTAATAATGTTTTACCACTACCTGCTTTACCAACTATGAAATTAAAAGGGTGTTTTAATATTTCAGTTTTAGCAGCTTTTTGTTCTTCCGATAAGGATATTG